CTCTTCGGAGCCTATTTCCTTCTATAAATACTAGTATGGCAAAGAGTTTAGATGGCGTTCAGATTAAGAAGGCCCATAAAAAAGAAAAATATACACTTGAAGAAATCAAGCACTTAGAAAAGTGTATGGATCCTATTAACGGACCATTATATTTCTGTGAAAACTTTTTAACAATTCAACACCCTACCAAAGGTTCAATGAAATTTGTTCCTTACGGATTTCAACGAGAACTTATACAAGCATACGCAGAAAATAGATACTGTGTTGCTATGTTACCAAGACAGATGGGCAAAACAACTTGTGCTGCTGGTTATTTGTTATGGTATACAATGTTTACTCCTGAAGCACAGGTATTAATTGCTGCACACAAATATACAGGTGCACAAGATATTATGAATAGATATAGATTTGGGTATGAAACTTTGCCAGACTTTATTCGTGCAGGAATCTATACATACAACAGAAACACAATTGAATTTGATAACGGTAGTAGAATACAAGCAACTACTACAACAGAAGATACTGGACGTGGTAAATCACTTTCATTAATATACTGTGATGAGTTTGCATTTGTGCAACCACCAGAAAAAGCCAAAGAGTTTTGGACTGCACTATCTCCTACACTGTCAACAGGTGGTAAAGCAATTGTTACAAGTACACCAAACTCAGATGAAGATCAGTTTGCTATGATTTGGGCAGAAGCAAATAAAAAGTTTGATGAACACGGCAATGATAAAAAAGTAGGAACAAACGGATTTTTTCCTTACTTTGCTCCTTGGGTGGAACATCCAGATAGAGACGAAGACTGGGCAAACCAGGAACGTGCAAAGATCGGCGAAGAAAGATTCCGTCGTGAGTTTGATTGCGAATTCCTAATCTTTGATGAAACATTAATTAACAGTGTTAAACTAGCAACACTTGAAGGCAAAGAACCAATTGCTAATACAGGTCAAACACGTTGGTACAGTAAAATTAATCCTAAGGCTACACATTTAATTGCACTTGATCCTAGTTTAGGTACAGGTGGCGATTATGCTGCTATCCAGATATTTGAAATGCCTGCAATGAAGCAAGTTGGAGAATGGCGACACAACCTAACACCAGTACAGCAACAAATACGTGTATTACAAGATATTCTAAAATATATTGCTAACGAGCAAACAGCAGCAGGCAATAATAACCCTAATATCTACTATAGTGTAGAAAACAATACTATTGGTGAAGCAGCACTAGTTGTTATACAAGATATTGGTGAAGAGAACTTTAACGGATTATTTTTAAGCGAACCTATTAGAAAAGGACACGTAAGACGTTATAGAAAAGGGTTTAATACTACACACAAAACTAAAATTACAGCGTGTAGTTTGTTTAAAAATGCACTAGAAAAAGATAAGATGCAAATATCAAGTAAACCATTGATATCTGAACTTAAGACATTTGTAGCAACAGGCGTAAGTTACAATGCTAAAACAGGTGAACACGATGATCTAGTATCAGGAGTACTATTGATTTTGCGTATGGCAGATCAACTAGCAAACTGGGATCCTAAAATATATGAAAAAATGACGGAGAGAATGACCGACGACGAGTATCCATTGCCGATATTCGTATCCGGCGGCTTTTGATAAATACTTATATGGACGCAACAAACAATATAGCAACAGACTTATTTTTTAAGGTTAGAAGCAGATTTTCTAATCTAAAACTTGGTGACGATTCAGGGCAAATTACAATTAATCCTGAAATGGCACGTTTTTTCGACTTTGATTATGTCGAGGAAGACAAAAAAATTGGACACGTAAGCATCAGTCTTGCTGAGCCTAACTCAATGAAAGTATACTTTTCAAATGGTATTACTGAGGGTATGGACAGGGATCAAAAAGATGGTTGGTATGGGTTTTTAAGAGAATTAAGAAAATTCTCAAAACGTAGACTATTAGCATTTGATACAAGAGACATTGCAAAAGATAATTTAGATAAACGAGATTATGCTTTTCTAAGTCAATATGCAAACCCAGCGTCGGACAATGATACAATTACAAAACCTGTCGGAGAGAGTGTAATGAATGAAAGTAATTTATATGGAACTAAAACACAAAGTTTCCAAAAACTAGAAAATACAAAACTTATTATTAAGCATAGTAAAAAACTTGCTGATGATATGGAACTAAAGCCAGGTGCTAGATCAAGAAATATATCTGCACTATTTGTACAAAATGAATCAGGGGAAAGATTTAAATATCCTTTCGTTCATTTAGCAGGCGCAAGAGCAATGCAGCGACACGTAGCAAACGGTGGCGCACCATATGATTCAATAGGTGAATCATTAATTAAAATGAGTGAAGAAATTGCTCAACTAAAAACATTTACAGGCTATGTTGTACGTAACGATTTGATGAACTCCGACACTAATCGAATTGTTGAACGTAGTAAAGTACAACTTGACACTCTTAGAGAAAGAATTGCAAAATTATCCAAACAGTCATACTACGAGGCTTTTAAAGAATCATTTGAGGCAAGAGCAGACGTTGAAGTAGACGATACGCAGATGGAACAATACAAAGATATGTTTACTGTTAAGAACTTTAAAGAAGACTTAACAGATGTATTTCCAGTGATTCATAGATTAATGAAAGAAGAAGAAACAGTAGGCTATGACGACATAGTCGGTATGACAGCAGAGGCTGATGATAACGTAGAAGTTTCAGATGAAATGAATGGAATGATTTCCGATTTGGTTGAAAAATTCTCTAAGTTCAGAGGCGGCAACGGAGACAGATTACCAGACGGTTATATACAGTGGGCATTGAACTCAGGCATTACTACAGACTTTGTTGAAGAAAATGAGGCTGAAGCAATGAGGGAAAAATACGGCGAAGAAGAATTTGAAAATGATCCGCTGGGACACGTTGACGAAATGCCAATTACAAAAGCATTTATGGATGAAATTGAAAAAATTACAGGCAATGATGACATTGATACGAATGCAAGAATTATTGATAAAGTTCAGTCAGGTGACGCTGACGAATCTGCATCAACAGACGAGATGGCAAAATTTGAGGCTTGGGTAGATGCACTGGGCGAAGAAAGTCCAATTCAAATTGCAGACCAAGAAGAAAAGGCAGATATGATTAGAAGTTTAAGTGAACTTACTAGTCAAGAATTTACTGCCGGTGTTGATGGTACTAATGCTATTACAAGTTTAGAAGGTATCATTGACGATCCTAAATTAGAGCAAGATATCAAAGCAAAAGCAACTGAAGATACAACAGCAGATGTAAGGCCTTTAGTTAAAGCGTGGATTGAAGAAAATGCACCAGACTTATTAGGCGAATTAGATTTTGGCGATATGGCAGAAGAACCTGCTGCTGAAGAACCTGCTGCTGAAGGGATCACAGATAAATTTATGAAAGATCCATCAATGGGTATGAACAAGTATGGACTTGCTGCTATTCAAAAGGACGGTATGTTCTTTAGTATTAAAGATAAGAAAATTACAGGCGGACCATTTGACAGTATTGATGAACTTAAAAAGCATCAAGAAGAATTAATGAACAAAGACTCCGATGATGACTACAAAGATACGCAACCAGAGTTAAAAGGTGGCGGTAGTGCATTCAAAGGTTTCAAAGGCAAAGATCCTGAAGCAGATGAACTAAATGATATTATGAAACTGTCAGGCGAATCATATAGCAAAACACAAGAAGCCGGCGATCCATACAGACAATCCAGTCTGCATATTGGACAAACGAATGATCCGATAATGTTTAAAGGCAAAGAAATTGATCTTGACAAACTAGACTATGATATGCAAGATATTAGTGACGGCATATATGAATTAAATGCTCCTGTGTATTACACAGACGGTACAGAAGTTGACGATTCAGATATGGCAGAGTTAGAAGAACTTCCAGAACTAAACGATTATATCTACCAAGATTATATGGACAGACAAGCACCACAAGAAGGAGCAGTTTCAGAAGGTGGCAATGCTTGGGATATGGCACTTACAGGCGGAATGGAAATTATTTCAAACTGTGATGACCAAGAAGAATGCATTAAGCAACTAGAAGCAGAAATAACAGGCGGCAAAGATGCTGATGATGCATATGCTGATATGATTACCAAAGACTTCATCGAAAAAATTAAAAAGCACGGACTTGAAAAAGTAAAACGTGATGTAGACGCTGAAGATATAATGGGTGAGCCTGTTGATTTAGAAGGACAAGAAACTGAAGGCAACGAATACGGCGATAAAGTTTCAACTCTTAAAGCACAAGGTGCTAAGAAAGGCACTAAGTTTAAAACATCAGATGGTGAAGAACATACACTAGAAGGTTTAGCAGAATTTATTAAATCTTTTTATGATGGTGCTACAGGCACTTTTCCAAAAGGCCCAGAAGGTGTAGCAACAATGGTAGGCAAGAAGTTCGGTGAACAGGCTGAGCAGGTTGCACGTAAGATGGTAGAAAGAATGGCTCCTGCACAAGAACAAGGCGCAGAAGACTTAGAAGAACTAGAACGTATTAAACAATTAAGCACATTTTAATGATTTTACGTATTGATTTTGTACGTAAAGATGTTTAAATAATAGTGTAGTAGGAAACTGCTACACTATTTTTTTCACTTTATAAAGGAAATATTATGTGGACAAAGCCTCAAGCAATAGAAATGAGATTCGGCTTCGAAGTAACGATGTACATAGCCAACCGATAGACAAAGAAGTAGAAGAACACAAAGAAGTAAAGGTAGACATACGCAAACTAATTGAAACATTAGATTGCGAATAAAGAAAGGATCTTCGGATCCTTTTCTTTTGGCTAAACAAATCTATTTTAAATTAAAAATAGACTTGACGGGCTAAATAAAAGAGCATATAATACATAGTATGCATTAGGCATAAAATGACATTTTTTATTAGGCAAACAAAGGAGGCTAACAAATGGCATCATTAGCAGAAATTCGTGCAAAACTGCAGGAAGCAAACAATCGCTCAACTGGTAATTCTACTGGAGGCGGTGACAACGCAATTTACCCACATTGGAATATGCAAGAAGGCAGAGAAGCCGTGGTAAGATTCTTACCCGACGGTAACACTGACAACACATTCTTTTGGGTAGAACGTGCGATGATTAAATTACCATTCGCAGGTATTAAAGGTGAAACGGATAGTCGTAATACTATTGTGCAAGTTCCGTGTGTGGAAATGTACAATGACGGTACTACTTGTCCAATTCTATCTGAAGTACGTGGTTGGTTTAAAGACAAATCACTAGAAGATATGGGTCGTAAGTATTGGAAAAAACGTTCATATATCTTCCAAGGGTTTGTAAACGACGATCCTCTTAACGAAGAGAGAACACCAGAAAATCCTATTCGTAGGTTTATTATTGGTCCACAGATTTATCAAATCATTAAAGGTGCTTTGATGGATCCGGAGTTGGAAGAGTTACCAACTGATTTCCTTCGTGGTGTTGACTTTAGAATCAAGAAAACATCAAAAGGTGGTTATGCTGACTACTCAACATCACAATGGTCACGTAAAGAGCGTGCATTGGCTGAGAATGAGAACGCAGCAGTTGAACAACACGGTTTGTTTAACTTATCAGACTTCCTTCCTAAGAAGCCAGGCGAAGTTGAGCTTAAGGTTATGAAGGAAATGTTTGAAGCATCTGTAGATGGTGAAGCATATGATGCAGATCGTTGGGGACAATATTTCCGTCCAGCGGGTATGCAACAGCGTACAGGAGATCCGAATAAGGCACCACAAACGCCAGCGGCATCAGCACCTGTAACTGCTCCGACTGCTCCGGCAGCACCAGTAGCAACTGCTCCAGTAGTAGAAGCAACTGCGGCTCCAGCGGCAGCACCAGAAACAGTAACTACTGAAGACAATGGATCGGGTCGTGCGCAAGACATCCTTGCAATGATTCGCAACCGTCAGCAATAAAAAAGAGTTTATGAGAGTTCCGGCAAAAACCTCCGTACGGTAACCAGCGAGGTCTCTCATACTTTAACAAAGGAAAGG